TCGGTAATGTCTTCAATCAAGCGAGAGAACTCAAAGTGCTTGTTGATGTTAATCAGAACTTCTGACTCAACAGTGTTCTGGATGGTTACAGCAGTACCAGCAGCTTTAGCGTGAGCAACGCCACGAGCAGGCTTAGGTACGTGAATGACATCACCTTTCTTACCAGTCATGCTCATCTTCTTAACGGCGTTAGCCATGATGAGGTTAGACTTGTATGCAGCGATTACTTCGTCACTCCAGATTTCAGGGATGAACTTAGCGGCGCTAGTGTTAGTTACTGCTCCGGCCATATTGGGATATACTGATGTAGTCATGATAATACTTCCTTAAAAGAGTTTAATTACGGACTCTCCCTTCTTGATATGCTTGCATGATTTCATCACTCAAGGATAAATATCGGTCAGGATCGTCTTGCATAAGTTTAATAATGTCTGAACGTCTATAGACTTTACGTGAAGCTGCTTCTCCGCTACCTCTTGCATTACCTGCTGAGGCATTTTTAACTGCGGTCTTACGGGTATCTTTCTCATTAGCTACAGTCTGACTAACAACACCTTGACGTTCCTTCCAATTAGTGAAAAGCTCATCAGCGGCTTCTGCGTCATACTGTTGATCTGCTTGTACAAAGAGCTGTGTACGAATCTTTGATCCTTTAATCCATTCAGCAAACTTACTGTCAGTTAGAATCGCTTGCATGTCGGGATGACGTTGTTGCAATTGAGACTGTGCTGCGTTATGTTTGTACTGCTGAGATACTGCTTCAGCCTGTTTAATTGAAGGATGATTCTTAATAGCTCTCTCGACAGCCTTGTCGGGATCAGAGAAAAAGTCTATTTCTTCTTCAGGTTCTTGGGTTGCTTTTGTTGTTGTGTCGAGTTGTGTCTGTATGTAGTTGTCAACAACAGATCGAAGTTCTCCTACTTCACCGCTCTGCTTTCCTAGTAGCTTCTCAGCTTCTTGGTGCATCCTTACAATTTCAGCGGTTGACTTTCCTTTGTACTTGTCGGGGATGTCGTCTTCTTGAGGAGTTTCCTGTGTAGGTTCCTCAGTTATCTGACTTACTTCTTGTTCTTCTGTGTTTTCTTCTTCCAAACGCTCGTCTATTAGTGTTGCCATTATTAAACTCCGTGAGTAATCTCATTATGGAGGTGTATTATGCAGGGCTTCCTTGGTTAGGAGTTGGCCTTGCGTTCTTGTTGTAGCTTCTGTTCTCTGTTCTTTTCCCACTGTCTGGTCGCACCCATAAAGTCTCCAGATAGAGGGTCTAGCTTAGAACGAACAGCACTTACAATTCTTCTTGCTATCTTGTCACAGTCTAAACAAGGTATGTGGGTACACTCTGAATCTGTATAGCGTTCATTTGTGTGTCCATCTTCACAGCGGTACTCGTAGATAGCCCTCATTAGGCGGCTTCTTCTACTTCTTCGTCCTCTGCTGCTTCCTTGGCCTGTTCTTCGGCTGCTTCGATCTGTGATTCAAGATTAAGTAGGCTGGCAATAACAGCGAGTTGTCCTTTGCGGAAGCGCAGGTCATCGTTGTCTTTAGTTAGCTCTACTGAGTTAATCATTACCGCGTTGTTCTTCAAGTCTTCTTGTAGCTGTTTCCAGCCGTCAGAGGAAAACATCTGGTACATATTACGGTAATATAGTTCAAGTTCTTTGCTAATCATTACTGTTTCTCCTAATAGGACAGTTATTTAAGTGTAGGTTACCTAGTTATTATAACATAAAAGCATAAGAAAGTCAAGCGTTATTTCTTCTTTTTACTTGACTTCTGTGCTGGTTTGTTGTATATAGCGTCCCAATTGCTAGCAAACTTGGCTGAATCGGTCTTTCTAGTGGCACTTCCCTTGCCACCGTGTGTCTGACCCTTCATCGCTTTACTGGCTTCTTGACTGGCTTTTTCTTCTTCTTAGGTGGTCTTCCGACCTTTGTTCCGTATGTACCTGTACCGTATGGCATGTCATTTCCTCGATTTAGCGCCAGAACACTTCCAGCGTTTGCGTGATAAGTTATTAGGTGTGTTAGGGTCGTTCTGTTTAGCTTTAGACAAGCCCTTCTTAATGCCTAGGCTTCTAGCGCAGTAGCTATCTCCTTTAGAAGTCCCCGCCTTTACACGAGGGCCTCCGTCCTTGGCTTTACCTGCTTGGCCATAGCTAACTTTCTTACCACTAGCTGTTACCTTAACCTTTGCTTTGCCCTTTCTTGGCGTTGCCATTGGCTTTCTCCTTTGTCAGGGCCTTAACCTCGTCTTGTAGTTTGTCAACCTTCTTGTTGACTTGTGCAAATGCTTCATTAATCTGACTCATTGCATCTTCAAACATTTTACCTGTTAATATCATTGTGGCAATTCTCCTTGTGGTAAGGTTGCTTGTGGGTTTGGTTTAGAATTTTCCTTAACAGCTACTTCACGTTCTTTAAGTAACTGATCGGAGATTGCTAGACGCTTCTCAAACTCTTTGTCATCTGCATCTCCTACTTGCAAGTTGCTAGTCACAGCCTTCATACGGTCAATCTCAAGCTCCTGTGGTACTGCCTGTGCTTCCGCTGTTAGCTTACTAGAGCGTGCAGAGGATTCCTGTGCTTGTCCGTTCAGTGCAGCAGCCTGTGCAGTCTGTAACGCTAACTGAGCTTGCTGTGCCTGCTGTGCTGCTTGTTGTGCTGCTTGTTCTGCTTCTGGGTTAGGTGTGTTAGCTTGCTCAAGTGTTTGGATAAGCTCTTCACGGTTAGACAGGTTCATGTTGTCAATGATCGACATAACCAGCTTAGGATACATAGGTGTATCTGGAGACATGGTCTGGAGTAGCTGTACAAGCTGTGTAACCTCATACTCACGAGCAATAATACCTAACGAGCTAGACGTATGGAACTTATAATCAGCTACTGGATACATCTCTGGCTCAAACTGCATATAACGCCAAGCTGCTTTGGTAACAAAAGGAATCACAAAAGACTCCTGAAAGTTAATAAGCGTACGTTTATGACGCTTTATTATAGCACCTAGGGACATAGATACACCAGCAGCAGTAGCATCGCCATTGACGGAACCAGCAATACCTGCTGAGTCAATAGCGCCTGTGGCTGTCTGTACCATTGTCTGCAAAGACTGAGCTTGTGCAAAGGTAATCTGACTTACTTGTCCAAAGTTAAAGGGTTGTAGAATCTCAGCAGGGTTACCGTTGGTGAGGATGGTTTTCCCCGGCTGGATGGTAGGTTTAGCGCCTCTAGGCATACGAGAAGCGTCCATTGCCATCATCGGGTGGATGGTTAGTGCAAGAGCGTCAATACGTGCGCGTAGTTCTGCGTCTAACGCCTTCTGGCTGTTGTAGCCTTTCTCACATACTCCTCGACCCCAGAAACGGCTAGGAACGACATCCCATGGGAATGCCACTACAGGACGATCCTGCATCATGTATGGGTTTTCAGTAGCTTTAAGTAGAACACCACCGTTAGCAATAACAACAACTGCTTCTACGTAGAATGAATCATCTTTCTTATCTGCATCTTCAAAGTCAACTACTTCTGCGTCTTCTGCTTCGTCATCCTTCATTGCTTTCTCAAGCAGGTGACGAGGGACTAGACCGTAGTACTTAGTAAGACGTACCTTGTCTTCGTCATAGCGAGTAAGGTCTTGATCTGGTTCAATGTCAAAGTCTGGAGAGGCGTAAGCAATGTCTACATCACGGTATACACCGCTTTCCTGTAGCATCTCTACTGAGTGAGAAGATACAAACTCATCTACAGCACAACCTAGAGCTGAATCAATATCAGTAGCTACTGGATCAATTAGGAAGTTCTGAGGCATTACAGGCTTTAGCTTGACACAGGTACGGTCACGGACATTGACACCAATAGCTTGTAGTTCTCCACCCATGACAGGCTGAGTAGCTGGAGCCATCTCTTTTTCTTCTTCTAAGACAATCTCAGCAATGCCTGTACCGAATACAGCAGCATTGATTAGACACTCAGCGACACCCTTGCGTACCTTGTTCTTCTTAAAGTCTTCCTCAAGGTGGTTACGCAGCATAACGATGTCTTCAGGACTTTGATCCATGTAGTCATCTTTAATATCAAACCACTTACCACGGCCAAAGGTAGCTTCCTCTAGCTCTGCTACAGATGACTCAACAGCCTGCTGTAGTGCGGGGGAGATAATCTTGGAACGCTCTGACTCACGTACACGATCCTGTGCAGACCATTGTCCACGCCATAGACGGTAGTATTCCTCAAACTTTTGAGAATAGTTAGCCTCGAAGTGATCTCTCCAGCCGTCACACTTTTGTATAACCCAATCTTCTAGGTGTTGTTCGGTAGCAAAACCTTCATTATCTTCTAGCATAGTTAGTAGCCCGCGTATTTATCTAAGTA